ACCTCCGTGAAATGCAGTCAAGTATTAAGCTGGGGCAACTGCCAGCCAGCGCTGCGCGCGAAGCTGTTAATCGCGCCGGGGGTTTTACTGACGCAGCATTGCACGCGCAACAGACGCTTCAACAGCTTGAAACCGCAGGGTTGCGTCCGGTAAACGTAGATGCATTGTTACGCAAAATTGACGGGGTAACTAAAGACCCTCAATTTGCCGGGTTAAGCGAAATGCAAACCGCGTTGAATTTGGTAGGCAAAGAGATTAAACGCTGGACTACCGCTGACGGATTGATCAATCCCCTGGCGCTAGATAGCATCCGCAAGAACGCCGTAAACTCTACTGTGCAAAAATTATTGGGCAACGCAGCGCCATCGGTGCAACAACAGCTTGCGGGTAAGTTAACTGCTAGCCTACGGCCCGCCATAGTTGACGCGGTTGAACAGGCAGGAGGCACGGGTTATGGCGCGTACCTAGAAAAATACAGCGGCGAATTGCAAAACATCGCCAAGCAAAAACTGGCCGCCGAAGCAATGCGGTTGTACAAAGACTCCCCCTCTCAGTTTGTAAAGCTGGTGCAAGGTGAATCACCCGACGTGGTAGAGGGTTTTCTTGGGCCAGGTAACTATAACCTTGGACAAGAGTTGGCGCAGGACGCGCTAACCAAACTGAAAGGTATTGCAGATATTACACAGCGCGGCGCTAGCGCGGTTGAGCAAGCCGGGAAAGGACAAAAGGCATACGCAGACTTGTTAGAAAGTAACATTGGGCGGATTAAACTGCCTTGGGGTCTTAGCCCCAAAGGAGCGGCAGTAAACAAAGGTTTAGACATTTTAGAGCAAAAGGTTGGAAAAAAAGTAATGCGAGAACTTGCCGAGGCCAGCGTGTCGGCGGATAGCTATGCTGCGCTTCTTCGGCGTATGCCACCGGAAAGTTCGGCGTTGGTTGACAAAGTAATAAGAACAACGAATTGGGGCGCTAACGCGCTTGCAAACCCGCAAGAGAACAAAAACCAGCTCTCAAAATAGGCCGCTCATGGACACGCAATCGATTGTTAACATCGGCATTACCGTTGCAGGATGTTTTGGCGGCTGGGTACTGAACCGGATCATGACTACGCTTGACAGGCTGGACAAAGATGCAAGAGAAATGCCGGATAAGTACGTTCGCAAGGATGATTACGTTCGTGACATAGACGATATTAAATCGATGCTTAAGAACATCTACAATAAACTTGACAACAAAGCTGACAAATGAAAAAACTTCTTATATTGCTGTTGTTTACCAACGCTGCCGTAGCTGCGGATCTGATGATATGCGATACCGAGTACGCCCTTTGCGCCGCGTCTGGTTCGATGCCAACAGGTAAGATAATTACGGTACAAGGCAAACGGTTTGCCGAAGGCATGGCGACTTGCCCGGTCTTGCAAGGCAAGTCTATTGCCAACGGTGCGCTGATGAACGGCAGTTGCAAAGCGCCTCCTGGCAAGGTCTGGTCGCTGTTCTCAACCGTCAGCGAAGCTCCACAAGCACCGTCTTGGGCCGTGGCACCACTGGTCCCACGCATTCTTGTAACAAGCAAGACCGAAGGGATGAGCAATCAGTGGTCGTTTTTGTGTGATAAACAAGCCAAACTGGTAAACGGTGTGCAGCTTGCGTCATGCTACGGACCGATCAACGAATCGCCGCTTACAAACGGGCGTGTGAAGTACAAATCAAAAGTATTCACCGACGCGCCTGTTGGTACTGTAAACCCGGTAGGCGGTAACTTTTAGGGGATCGATATGGGCTGGCTCAAAAAACGGTTTGGAGAGGCATCAACTTTGGCAGGTCTAGGGGTATTGTTTGCCGTTGGGATTCCACTGGTCCCACCGCAGTACCAACTGTTGGTCCAAGGACTTGCCGCGGCGCTTGGCTTGGGCGGCGCTGTTCGCGCTGATCGTTGAAACTAACCGAGCACTTCACGCTTGCAGAGTTGACCGTCACCGACCATCGGACGCTGGACAACACCCCGGACCTGGCGGCGCGGCTCAACCTGCAACGGCTGGCTGAGTTTTTAGAAACGGTCAAAGAAGTATTGGGCGGTAAGCCGGTGATGGTCAACTCGGCGTACCGCTCAAAGGCAGTCAACGATGCTGTTGGAAGCCACGACAACAGCCAGCACAGGCTTGGCTGCGCTGCTGACATACGAGTGCCGGGGATGACGCCTGACGCGGTTGTGATGGCTGTGATCGCGTCCAGGCTACCCTACGACCAGATCATCCGAGAGTTTGACTCCTGGACGCACATTTCTATACCTGGCTCACCGTCCTCAACTCCACGCCGGTCAGCGTTAGTAATTGACCGGCGGGGGACACGATCTTTCTTTTCAGATAGTAGCGAACGGACTCGGGGCTGATACCAAGCTGCTGGGAAATCTCGCTGTGGCTGAACTTCAGCTCCGCCAACGCGTGACACTCTTTGATCAGCGCCCGGCTCGTTGCTTTCTGGGTGGACATGCTCTGCCGCTGTGCGGTTGCGCGCTTTGCCATGTCAGCTAACTGCGTTACGGTTTTGACTTGTCCCTCGATGACGGTGACGGAACGCAGCGGCTGGGTGATAGGTGCGTAGGGCATTATATGGACCTTAGTAAAGTTTCCAATTCTTCTATCCTCTTTGCCATGCGTTGCATTTCCTCAACCAACGTGGCTTCGGTGTCGTAGTCAGGCTTGAAAGTATTTTCAAATTTATCTTGCCAGTAGTGCACATCACATAGATCACCCTGCTCGATGCCATCTGCGTGCAAATTGAACGCATAACTTCCGCACTCGTAAGAACCCTTGATGTGTTTGCAGCGTTTCATTTTTAACCCCACCGAATAGTGAAACAGACTAGATACAAGTGCAGCACAAACTCGTTGCCAGCGCTGGTAAACCCAACGGCAAAACACGGCCATTTGCGGGGGAAAAATTCTGTTTTTAGGTGCAGACTTTTTCTCACAAAACCTCCGCTGATTTGAGTTTGCCTGCCGCACCGTCAAAAGTGAGTTTGAGATTTGGTACGCGGTCAAAACGACTCGCCAGAGATACTGAGCAAATAGTGGCGTAATAATGCGCCACAACATCAGGCACAGGCTCTTGTTTGATGCGGTACTCAAACTCAAAATACCATTTGGGTGTTTCGGTTCTCTCCCACGGCGCGTTTTTGCTCCGTCGAATTTCTATTTCAGCACCGTCTGCCCATGCGTGGATCAAGTCTGCGTGTATGTGTTTCATGTCTTATCCCTTATGGCAGCCCTCGCAGCCTCCGCAGCAGCCTCCGCAGCCTTCGCAGCCTTCGCAGCCTTCGCAGCCTTCGCAGCCTTCGCAACTTCCTTCAGTTCGTCGCTCATTTTTTATCCCTCGCAGCATCTACAGCAGCCCAAGCAGCTTTCGCAACCTTCGCAGCCTCCCACACAGCCTTTTCAGCAGCCCACGCAGCTTCCTTCAGTTCGTCGTTCATTTTTTCCTCGCTTCGATCATTGTGTCGGCGATCGCATACGCTAGAGTTGCGTAATTATTTGCAAGAATTGTTTGCCGTGAGACCAATCCTTGCATCGCACTCGCAGCAAAGAAGTCACGCAGTGTAATCGAGTCGATTGGCAGCGCTGCGTTCAAGGACCGTATGTGCTGCTGGAGCTGGTATATCTCCTGCATCCTGTCATCGCTCATTTGTTGCCCCAGTTCGGACGCATACCGTTCTCAAGCACCCAGATGTTGCGCCGGCGCATGTACCGTACCGCCAGCACCCACTTGGCTCCGTTGAGGCGGTCTTTGTACAACTGTCTTGCTCGTGTAGTTAAGCTCATTTCATCTCCGTAAAAGTTCAAGCCGCTCCCGCGTGACGCGCAGGGTGTTGTACCGCTGGTGCAACCGTTCGAGGACCACGACGCGGCGTGGGCCGGCGATCTCAACGTCCAGCATCGCCTGTACTTCGCGCTCAGTCTTGGTCGCCAGTACATGGTTCAGCTCACGCCAAGTCAACTGCTTGGTCCGTAGTGCGTCGTGCTTCTCACGCCAGGTTAGTGGTTGCAAGTTTCTTCTCCAAGTTGTCGATGTTCTTAAGTACCCGGTCCAGACAACGACATGCGGCTTGGAACTGCCGCTGCCTGATCTTCAACTCAGACCGCGCCGCGCGCAGCTTCTCTTTCAGTGTGTCGATACGGTTCATGCCAACGCCTCCATAGCTAGTTGTGATAGTGATTTCTTGTCGTGCAACGCCTTGTATATCTTCTCGTCCACCGTATCGTTGGCCATCAGGACGTAGCACCACACCGCGTGCTTCTGCCCGCTGCGGTGCAGCCGCCCGATAGTCTGCTCGAACAGCTCCAACGACCACGGCAGCGCCAAGAACACGATGTGACAGCCGCCGTGCTGCAAGTTAAGCCCGTGGCCGGCTGACTTAGGATGCACCAGCAGCAGCTCGATCTTGCCCGCGTTCCAACGGTCGATGGCGTTCGGCGCGTCAAGCGTGCAAGCGTAGGGGTAGCGGCGCTGCAACTCCTCCAGCTCCGCCTTGTACTGGTACGCGATGATCGTGTTGGCGTGCTGGTTCTCGGCCAGCAGGTCGTCGAGCAGCTCGAACTTGGCGTCGTCAAAGAACACCGCGCCCGCGTCGCTGTAGACAAACCCGGACGCCATCTGTTGCAGCTTGCCCGTCACCACCGCCGCGTTCATCGCCACCGCCTGGGCGTGTGGAAACTGCGCAACAAAGGTTTTCTTCATCTCGTCGTAGGGCGCACGGTCACCGAGGTCGCAGCGCATGACGACCGTGTGCAGCGGCGGCAGCTTGTCGGCGTACTCGCCCGCGTCCAACACGAACGTAGCGGGCTTGATCTTCTCCATTACCTGCGCCAGCGCACCGGTGGCCGGTGCCCAGTCGCCAAGGTCGCGGTTGATGCAGTGGAAGTACTGCTGCAAGAAAGCACCCTTGGCCCGGCCCAGCAACGTCTGGTCAATCACCTTGCACTGGCCGAATACATCCTCTAGCCCGTTGCTGGTAAAGCTGCCGGTCAGACCCCAGCGGATCGGCATAGCGTCAAGCACCTTGAGCAGCGCCTTAAACCGTTTGCCGGACGGGTTCTTGAGCCGCGTCAGCTCGTCGAACACCACACCGTCAAAGCGTAGCTGCTGCTCGGCCAGCCATTGCAGGTTGTCGTAGGTCGTGACCACCACCTGGACGTTGGCGTGCAGCGCCTTGACGCGCTGCGTAGCAGTGCCGAGGGCCACGGCCAGGGTCAGCCCCGGTGCCCATAGCTTGGCCTCCACAGGCCAGACATGCTCCGCGACGCGCTTAGGCGCAACGACGAGGAACCGCTGCACCTCGCCCGCTGCCAGCATGTCACGCATGGCGGTCAGCGTGATGGCGGTCTTGCCAGCGCCAACGGGTGCCAAGATCATGGCCCGGTCGCGCTCGTAGAGGAAGTCAGCCGCTGTCTCTTGGTACGGCCTAAGATTCAAGGTAAGCCTCTATGAAGGTTTGGGCGACTTGCGGGACGATGGCATTGCCGTAGGCGCGCAGGCGTCCCACTCGGCCGGGTATCCCATGAGCCAACGGGAATGTGCCGGGTTCAACTGGCCGGGCTTTTCCGTCGCGGCAGGGAAGCCAATCGCAGTCTGCCCAGAAGTTAACTGCGCCACCACATCCAATACGTCGTGGCTGATCTTGCCGTTCCTCATGCGCCCCCCTTGGTAGCCGCCCTTGTAATCGCGTGTCGAGGTGGTCGGCCAACTGGCTAAACTTGCCGCCCAACCCATCTTGTTTGGCTTCATTCGCCCGTCCGTGGCTTTCCAGTTCAAATCGTTTGTCCCCACGCTTGCTTGTGGCGTCGGCCACGAACCACAGTCGTTGTCTAATGTGCGGCGCGCCGACGCCCGCAGCCGGTAGACCAACCGCCCCGCAGGCGTAGCCTTCACTTTCCAAATCAGATTGAACAAGATCGAGCCATCCGTGGTTAATCGCTGCTTCAACCTGCTCGCCAAAGACGACTCTAGGGCGGCACTCGCGGATGAGACTGAACCAGACAGGCCAGAGGTGTCGGTCATCAGCGGTGCCTTTTTGGGTGCCTGCGGCGCTGAAGGGTTGGCATGGACAACTGCCCGTCCAAACAGGTCGGTCGTCGGGCCATCCGGCAAGGCGCAGGGCGTGGCTCCAGCCACCAAGACCGGCGAAGAAGTGGCACTGCACGTATCCAACAAGCTCACTTGCGTTAACATCCTTGATGCTCCTTATGTCTACATCGCCCTTGGCGATATGCCCCGCGTCGATTAAGTTTCGCAACCACTGCGCGGCATACGGATCAAATTCGTTGTAATAGTTCACTGTGACTCCAGCTCGATTAACAGCTCGATGTAATGCTTGGCCTTCTCCAGATCGGCGATGCCGTTCTTGGCGCGCCAGCGCGTCACATACTTTATGACATTGCCCTCGAAGTACCCGATGCCGTTGGCGTGGATGTACTCCACTGGCTGGATCGCCATGTCTTTATAATGATTGCCATCAACTTGTTTGTGCAATGAATCCATCTACCTCACCCTTTGATCTGATTACAATGTAGTTCATCCCCAGCCGTGCCATGTCAGCCGCAAACACCTGCTGCAAAGGTGACAAGCGCCCCCTTACACTTTTCAATTCTACAAACCACACCACACCACCGGGCAACACTACGATGCGGTCGGCCACACCAACCCGCCCCGGCGATACGAACTTGTACGCAATGCCGCCATGCTCGGCAACGCGGCGTACTAAGTGCTTCTCGATGTCACGTTCTAGCATGTAAAAAAGTTTAGCACATAAAATAAAAGCGTGATACTATTATTTCTCCACTCCAATAAAGGAAATAAAAATGAAAGCCAATTACGCAGCTCCCATCGTCGCCACCACCGTTTACCGTCTCAACGGCATCCCGTACCTCCCGCACTACCAGCGCCCGGTCTACGTCGCCCCCGGTCACGTAGAGAAGCAGAGCCGCGTGTACAAGGAGCAAGAATTACTGGACGCCGGTGCGGTTGCAGTTCGTGAGTTCTTGTGGGGCGGCGGCGCTGCCTCGCTGCGCGGTGTGGCAGAATGAAACACTCCACAGTCGTTGGCGGTTCGACCGCCAAGCGCGTGATGAACTGTCCCGGCAGCGTGGCGCGGGTGCAACTGGCCCCGCGCTCGCCGAGCAGCAGCTACGCCGACAAGGGCACGCTGTTGCACAACCTGATCGCTGAGGTGCTAGACCTCAACACCGACCCGGTGCTGTTGCTTGGCACCAAGTACGAGGCGCAAGTTTTCGACAACGACATGTTGGACGATAAGCTGCGCCCGGCGCTTGATCTGCTGGACTCACTGGACCCTGACAAGCGCATGGAGTTTGCCGTTGAGACGCGCGTCGGGTTTGGCAAGTTCTTGCCGGGTGCGTTTGGCTCGGCTGATCTCTTGGGCCGCATCGGTGATACGGCCTACGTCATTGACTGGAAGTTTGGCGATGGCGTGATCGTGGAGGCGGAGGAGAACGAGCAACTGATGTACTACGCGGCTGCTGCCATGCGCACGCCCGAGGTCGAGTGGGTGTTCGCTGGCGCTACTTCTATTGAGTGCGTTATCATCCAGCCCCCGTCGATCAAACGGTGGAACACCACGCCGGAGCGCATCAAGCGGTTCGAGCGTGACCTCAAGAAGGCCGTCGCGGTTGCCCGTCTGCCCGACGCCAAGCTGGTGGCTGGAGCGCATTGCCGCTTCTGCCCAGCCCGCCCGACATGCCCGCAAATGACTGGGGCTGTCGAGCGTGCGTTGCAGGTCAAGCTGGACGCCATCGACAACGACACGTTGGGCGCTTACGCGGCCAACGCGGTGTTGTTGCAGGGCTGGATCGACGACCTGAACAAGCTGGTCGAGACGAAGATCAAGTCAGGCGCGAAGGTGCCGGGCTGGAAGATGGTCGCCAAGCAGGGCCGGCGCGCCTGGGTCAAGCCGGCAACGGTAGCCCAGGACTTGATGGCGTTGGGCATCGACCCGCACAAGACCGACCTGATTTCACCGGCGCAAGCCGAAAAGCTGTTGAAGAAGAATCTGCCCGATGGACTGGCTGTTTCAGTATCGTCGGGCGATACGTTGGCCCCGGACAGTGATCCAAGGCCGGCGGTGTTGCAACTCGGGCAGCAACTCCGTGCTGCCCTCGCTAAACTTTAGGGATACAAAATGTCAAATATCGTAACTTTCGCAGGTGCAAACCTGCCTTCCGTCACCAGCCTTGCGTTGTCCTTGCGCAAGATGGAGTCCACGAGCGGCCCGTCAGGTATTGTCATCATTAAGATGGACCGCACGGGTCACTGGGTGTTCGGCGCTGACCAAACTGAGGTCGAGGAGGGCAGTCGTTGGGCCGTTAATCCGTTCTCGTTTGTCCACGGCTTTATCGCCTGGGGCGACGGCGAGGTGTTGGGCGAGAAGATGGCCTCGATCAGCGCGCCGCTGCCGGAGCTGGACGTAGCGCCCCCTGGTGCCAAGAAGGGCTGGGAGACGCAGGTCGGCATGTCGTTGAAGTGTATCTCTGGCGAGGACGCCGGCATGGAAGCGCGGTTCACGTCCACCTCGGTGGGCGGTAAGCGGGCTGTGCAAGCCCTTGCGGTGTTGATCGCTACCCAGGTGGACAAGGAGCCAACATCACCGGTGCCGGTGGTGACGTTGGGCAAGGATTACTACCAGCACAAGAGCTACGGTCGTATCTATACGCCGGCGTTCGATGTGCTGGAATGGGTCAGCATCACCGGTGGCGAGCCGGCGGCTGCTGCTGAGCCGGAGCCGGAGGCCGACGCACCAGCCCCGGCTGGTCGGCGTCGTCGGGCCTAAGAGAGATGCGGGGGCTTCGGCCCCCGCGCCAATTATGATCTGGCTAGACTTCGAAACCCGCAGCCGCTGCGACCTCAAGACTCGCGGCGTTTATAACTATGCGCAAGACCCCAGTACTGAAATCTTGTGCATGTCCTACGCTTTCGGTGACGACGACGTGCAGACGTGGTTGCCGGGGCAACCATTCCCCAACATCGCCGGCCATAAAATCATGGCGCACAACGCCGCCTTCGAGCGGCTGATCTTCTGGTATGTACTCTGCCCGGACGTAGGTGTGCCTGAGCCACTGCTGGAACATTACTATTGTACGGCAGCACAGGCGCGCGCGAACTGTTTACCCGGCAGCTTGGAAGATGTAGGCCGGGCCGTGTCCAGCAAGATGCGCAAAGACCATCGCGGCTCGCAGTTGATCCGGCTGCTGTGCATCCCTCGCAAGGACGGCACGTTCAACAACGACCCCCGTCTGATGGCCGAGATGGTGGCCTACTGCGAGCAGGACGTCAGGACCATGCGCGAGATCAGCAAGGCCATGCGCTCCCTGTCCAATGAGGAGCTGGCTGACTACCACGTCAACGAGCGTATCAACGACCGTGGTGTGCTGGTGGACGTGGCGCTGTGCCAAGCGGCGGGCAGCTACGCCGAGACGGAGCGCGTCGAGATCGAGCAGATCGTGCGTGAGATCACCGGTGGCGTGGTGACCAGCGTGCGTTCGCCGGTGATGCGCACCTGGGTGCAGGAGCGCGTCGGTCCCGAGGCGTTGAAGCTGATGTGGAATGGTGAGCGGTATTCGATTGACAAGACCGTCCGGGCTAACCTGCTCGCGATGGACAACCTAGATGAGGTTCCTAATGATGTTCAAGACGTTATCCAATGCGCTGATGACCTATGGGCCAGTTCGGTGGCTAAGTTCAATCGACTGGCGCAGCTCGCAGACCAAGAGGATTGCCGAGTGCGAGGCGCGTTTGTGTTCGCTGGAGGCTCAGCTACGGGCCGCGCGTCGAGCTATGGCGCGCAAGTCCACAACTTCACACGCAAGTGCGCCGCAGACCCTGAGGCCGTCCGGCAAGCCGCCGTTCGCGGGCACGCGCTAGTCCCGACGTTCGGCGCGCGGGTCACCGACGTTTTGAAGGGTATGCTGCGCCCGGCGCTGATGGCTGCGCCCGGTAACGTGCTGGTGGTGGCCGACTGGTCGGCCATCGAGGGCCGCGTCAACCCATGGCTGTCCAACTGCCCGGCGGGTGAGGCCAAGCTGGACGTGTTTCGCTCGGGTCTGGACCCGTACAAGGTCAACGCCACTGCGACGTTCGGCGTGGCCTACGACGACGTGACGGGCGACATGCGGCAGATCGGCAAGGTACAAGAGCTGGCGCTGGGGTTCTTGGGCGGGCCAGGATCGTTCGAGACGTTCGGGCGGGTCTACGGCGTGCGCCTGACCGAGGCCGAGGTGACGTTGGCCATCAAGACCTGGCGCAGGGCTAACCCGTGGGCGATGAAGCACGGCCACGATCTGGAGGACGCCTACACCTGCGCCTTGCGTAACAAGGGGCATGAGTTCCGGGCCGGTCGCGTGCTGTACCAGTTTGACGGTCAGCACCTGTGGTACATGCTGCCGTCGGGTCGGATACTGTGCTACCCGTTTGCCAAACTGGAGTCGGACGGAGTATCCTACCTCAAGGCAGCATGGAAGCCCGCTGCCGACGCAACCGAATGGCCCCGCGCCCGTCTCTGGCGCGGTCTGGCTGTCGAGAACATCACCCAAGCCGCCGCCAATGACCTACTCCGCTACGCGTTGCGCCGACTCGACGGCGTTGTCCTTCACGTTCACGACGAAGTGGTAGTGGAGTGCGCCGAGGAACACGGCGAGCGCGTGGCAGCAGAGGTCGAGCAAGTGATGTGCGAGCCGCCCGAGTGGGCGACAGGGCTACCGTTGGGCGCAGCGGTAAAGATCATGCGTCGTTATGGAAAGGGTTGATATGGAATTGTGGACAGCTATACCCGGCTATGACGGGTTTTATGAAGTCAGCAACTACGGAAATGTTCGCTCATTGACGCGGTTTGTCCCCTACGGCAGACACAAGGGAATGACATACACAGGCAGAGATTTGAAATTGTTTGTGTCCGGCGCGTATTTGAGCGTGAAGCTGGCCAAAGCTGGCGTCACCAAAACAAGATACGTGCATGAGCTTGTGCTATTGGCGTTTGTCGGCCAGCGTCCTGAGTTAGACGGAAGGGGTGAGATTCGCCACTTGGACGGCGACAAAACAAACAATCAGTTGGTTAATTTGGTGTACGGGACGACGAAAGAAAACATGGCCGACCGCAAGTTGCACGCGGTAGGTTTAGTTGCGGTGAAATAAAAACCCCCGCGAGGGCGGGGGCTAACTACTCGGAGAACAACTTATGACTGACTTTACGACGTTTCTTTTCGGTTTGGCACCGGAAGGTGAAACTGCACTAATAGTACAACAAAAGACGAAAGCGTGGATACCACAACTACCCAGCGCACCCCGGAGCGAAGGAAAAGCGTGGTACGGCAACACCGGCAGCTTCATCCTGGACCGTATGACCGCCGATGTGTCGGCGAGCATCTCCAACTGTACCCATGTGCTGGTGATG